ATGAAAGAGTATATAATTGATTTGTTCGGCGATATAACCAATTGGGGTTATTCCCGTAATTATATTAAGTATTATCTTGATCAGGCCGGTAAGAATCCTGTAAGGCTCAGGATTACATCATTTGGTGGTAATGTAAATGAAGCTATAGCGATATCCAAACTGCTTGAGGAACATGGTGATGTCACTGTTGAGTTTATCGGTTTCAACGCATCGGCCGTAACATGGATGGCATTTGGTGCCAAACGTATTGTTGCATACGAAGATACTTTGTGGCTGGCTCACAAATCTTCTGTTACTGTAAGTTTCTATGGCGCTTTTAATGCGGATAGTATAGAAGAAAAAATTAAGGAACTGCAGAACAAAAAACAGATGGCAGAAGCTCTTGACCTTATAATAGCAAAGAAGTATGCTGATTATACAGGCAAGACTATCGAGGAGATCTTCGGATTGATGGGTGAATCAAAATGGCTTACAGCTCAGGAAGCGAAAGATTGGGGCTTTGTCAATGAGGTTCTTCCTGGCAAGATGAACAAGAATTCATCAGCAGCTACAAATCTGTTCGAAGCAATGGGATTGCCACCGGTACCGGAAGTCAAGACCGATAACACTAAAGAAGATACTCTTGTCAACCGTATTGTTGATGGTATCAAGGGGATTTTCAAGAATGATGATACCAATCATGATAAAATTATAAATACAGTTATGAACAAAGAATTCCTATCAGTAAACAAAGTGCTCAATATTGAGGGCTTTGAAGTGGCAGACAATAAGGTGACTCTTACTGTCGAACAGATGAAGATTATTAATACGGCACTTACTAATGCAGGTCAGGAGATTGACCAGGCAGACAACAAGTACAATGGCCTGTTGGCTAAAATTGACGGATTGTCTGATGTGGTTAAGAATGCTGCTGATGAAGATGCCAAGATTGAAGCTATTCGTGATATAGTGAATAAGATTCCTGCATCTGTAGTCAATGATAATAATGGCGGTAATGGTAATAGAACTTTTGACGATGTTGCCGTTGACCCTATCAACCGTTTTGACGAAGAATAAACTACTATACTTAACTAAACTATTTTCTTATGGCTATTGATTTTAAATCTCCTATTGACATTACCGCGGTACTGACAGCGGTTCGTAAACATAAGGATATCCTTAAGTCTGTTGACCAGTGTGATGCGTTCGAAGTTCTTCAGCACTTCACTCCGCTTCCTGGCATTACCGACTCTATCGAACTTGGTAAGGTAGAGGGTGGCTCTATATCATCCAAGTACTTCGGTAAATTCGAAGCGGGTAAGTTTATGGGTAAAATCGTTCCACGTAGATTGGTTGTAAGACCGGTCAAGATGGAAATGAGTGATGAACCTGAAAGATATCGAAGGACTTATCTTGCAGAAGTACCAGGTACTATCCGCAAGGATCATCCTTTTGAGTTATGGATAATTCAGCATGGTCTTGAACTGGCTTCTAACGATCTTTATTATGCTATAATCACAGCTCGTTATTCTGCTGATGATGAGAAGAAAGAAATTACTGATGCTTTCGATGGTCTTGGTACTATTGTAACTGATGGTTGTGCAGCTGGCGATATCACATCACTTGAAGGAAACGTATATGCTACAGGAGAGCTTACTCGTGCTAATGTTGGTGAGAAATTGCTTGAGATGTGGAGACACATGCCTAACTCGTTCAGAAAGAAAAAGAACATCAAGATGTTCATCTCTGAACAGATCGGTGATATGTATGACGACTGGCGAAAGGATGAAGGTACTATCATTATTGGTCAGACAGAAGAGACATCAGGAACCAAATATCTTGTTGGTTCAAACAAACGCTGTGAACTTGTTAGACTTGGTAATCTTCCTGAAAACTCACAGCTCGTTATTCTGACTACCAAGAATAATGTATTCTATGGCTTTGACAAACAGTCCGACTTCAAATCTTTGAAACCATTCGCTTCAGGTAACCCATATACTTTTGATGCAGCCGGCAAATATGTTATAGGTTTCCAGTTTGTATCGGTTCATAAATCAGAATTCTGTATCAATGATAGGCCTTTGGATCCTGCAGGTACTAATCCATTTGGATATATCAAGGTTACTATTACTCCTGAACTGGCTATCGCTAATGGTGCTCGTTGGCGTATTAAGGGTGAATCTGTATGGCGTGAAAGTGGTACATACGTGGCTGTTCCGGTTAAGGAATATGAGGTTGAGTATTCAACCACTGCTGGTTATACTACTCCTGCTTCAACAAAGCATACTCCGACTGCAGATGAAGTGACAGAGGTTACAGGTACTTATGTACTGGCTGATTAATTATTAATGTTTTAATTTATCTAACTATGGCAGATGACAATAAATGTATCGCTTTAGACGATATTAACGAAGCTATGGATTGCGATAACATGGATAATATGGGTGGTATTGTACCTTCTATTATTTATGGTTATCACGAGGATGTTGCTACATGGCCGGATTATCCTACAAAAGCTGAAGCTGCATTGACATTGGATGAAGCAGGTGCTTTTAAAGGTGATGTTGTAATGAAAGCCGGTTGCAAGGCATATAAGATGGAAATCACTGATGAACTGGCAGAATTTAAGATTACTGATCAGGGTGAAGTTGGGGGTGAATCATTCTTGTATGATTTGAATATTATTGCAGCCAAGATGCGAAAGAAGATATTTGGTTTTGAAAACGCTACTAAAGGCCGAAAGATGTTCTTTATCGTTACGGACAACAATGGTACAAATTACCTTATGGGTGACAAGAGAAGAGGTGCTGTTCGTGCTTCCGGTGACGGTTCCACTACTGGTTCAGGTTCTACTGCACGTAACCAGAACTCTTTGAGATATACTTTCACTTGTCCGCGAAAACTTGTTTATGAGGGCGATATGGAAACTTTGCTAACTGCCAGTCCTGCTGGTTGATATAAATAGGTTTTTAGTTTTATCCGCTTACCGTTGGTAGGCGGATTTTTTTATGTCCTATTCAAGCAATAAAAACCGCAATATCTTTACATTGTTATAAAATTTATGTCTATGGCAAATATATCTAAGTCGTATATCGAAGCTCGAGGAGAAGCTATTAGTTGGCTGAACTCTTCAAAGAGAGATTTTAATACAGGTGTTAATATTTTGGCAAAATCAGGATATAAACCAATTATTGCAAGTAAGCTTGCCAAGCAGGGTGAGAAGTCACATACACGTGAAAAACTTGAATATGAGATACGTCAGATGATTAAAGTCTGGTATAATCCTAATGATCCGAGATTTGAGAATGTGGATATTGACGATGACGCTCAGCATGGTGATGACGGTATTCCTGAAGCTGTTCCTTCTGCGGATGAATTAAACATTCTTGCAGCAGCTGAAGATGAAGCAAAAAAGGAAGGTGACGAACAGCATTATCCACCTGTTATAGCTAAGATAATGTATGAGTTTAAGGACTGCTATAATACCAGGTCTAAACTGCATAAAGAAATGAGTTCACTTGGTGAGTCTAACAATGATGAAGTTGTTGCCAAACGTAAAGTTATCGTTATGTCTATCAAAGCTTTGTCGGCACGTATGAATTCACTCGCTTATTTTAAGAAAAGGTTCGATTCTGACGGAACTCTTCCTACTGATGATGAACTTAACAAACTTTATGCTGATGAGAATGAAGACAATGATAAAGATGATGATTCTTCAGAGGATAATGGTGATGGTAATATTGAGAGTCTGTCTGTTGAGGAATTGAAAACTCTGAAAGCTAATGCCAATACTCGTTTGTGTAGAGCAAAGAATATGCTGAAATATTCTTCTGTCAGTAAACCTAAGGATGGTGTAGAGAATCCTTTACCTGACAATAGCCCTAAACGTATCAAATATCAGAAAAAGGTTGATGCGGAATTAAAACTTATTGAGAAAATAGATTATCGTATAGCTGAACTTGGTTAATGTTGATTAAATGCTCAGATATACCTGTGCAGAAAGATTGCACAGAAGATTTCTCTGACTCATTGAATATAAAGAGAAAAATTAATAGACAGGATGCTGCTGATGACCACATTGATATAGTAGATGATATTCTGTTGCATCCGAATGGATTGGGTGTGATACGTAATGGTTACTCTAAACATTTTTATTCTTCTGGTGCTTTCAACTTGATACAGCTTATATTTTTTGTACTTAAACAGACAGGTCCGGCACATCTTTTCTTGACGTCATATTCAATATCTATGGACAGTATAACCGCCTTGCGTCGAAAGCTCGATGCAGGCGATATCCTGTCTGCCAGGTTTCTGATTGATAACCGTGTCAGGTCAATATCACCTAAACCGTTTGATTTTCTGATTTCTTCCTTTCCTGGTTGTTATAGATGTTGTGCGCTTCATGCTAAGGTCGCTTTGATATGGAATGACGCCTGGCATGTTTCTGTTGTAGGGAGCCAGAACGCTACTCATAATCCGAAACTTGAGCGTGGTATTATTCATACTGATAAGACTGTTTTTGATTTTGACTATAAAACTATATGTGATGAATTTGACAGAGGAGCAACTTAACGAAATAACTGAAATGGCTTACAGGCTTATTACTCCTGGCCTTATAGCAATTAATATTGGCGTTGATGAAAATGATTTCATACAAGCTGTCAGAACTCCTGGCTCTAAGGCTCGTAATGCATTCTATCAAGGCTATCTTAAACAACAGGTTGAACTTCGTGATGCTATTATTAAAGCTGCAAAGAATGGTAGTAATCCGGCACAAGTTGAGTTAATCAAATACATTAAGCAAATGCAGCAATACGTGGATTATGAATAAGTTAAAGTCTAAAAAAACACTTGACGAACAGAGATATGAGATTATTCAGCAGCACCTGGTTGATCCTGATAATTCTCCTTTACCGGACTATCTGGCTGAACAGTTCAAACGTGTTCTGCAGATAGCACGCCTGTTGGATGATTATCCTAATGATTCCCATATCATCAATATCATGCTTGCCAAGTATCGTATTACACGTACTCAGATTCGTAAGGATATGCAGCTTGCGCGTCAGCTTTTCAAGACACAGCATGAATTCGATTGGGATTTCTGGTTTGCTTGGCAGTTGAAAGACCAGATAGAACTTATTCGCCAGTGCAAGCTTCGTGGTGATTTGAAACAATGGAATAATGCTAAGAAAGTTCTGTTGCTTATGATTGGTCAGAAACCTGAAGCTCTTGAAGATCCGCGTAGAATGGAAAAGAATGTCATCAATATACAGGTTAATAATATGGGGCAGATTATGAATCTTCCTCTTCATGCAGTACGTTCCCTATCTCAAGAGGATAGAGAACTTTTGGTTAACTCAATGTATGAACCTATTGAAGATGCACAAGCTGAAGACATTATGAACTCTTAAAAACTTCTATATGAAAAAGAAACTTACAAACAAAAGACTTGTATCATATCTTATGGATCATAAACATATAGATATGATTAGCATATCGAGAGAAAATATAATTTGTACTTGTTCCCGTAAATTCCTGCCAAGTGAGGTTAAGCCACTTTTGGATGAAACAGGACAACCTATGCCGAAAGTATCTTCTGATACAGAGGGCAATAATTTCATTATATTTCCGAGATATTGATGGAAGAAAGTATTTGGGAAGAGAACATACAGGTCAATCCGGCTCAGGCTTGCGTTTTAATGCAACCCTATAAAAATGGTTATTTCATCTTTAGCCGTGCTGCAGGCAAATCTTTTGTCTGTGGTTCGGTTATTGATGACAATGTGCGGGTTATGCCCCGTGGTGTTACTACTCTTGCTCAGGCTACTATTGGTCAGGCTTTAACCAAAACTTTACCCTCTTCCTTCAAAATGCTTGAAATGTTGGGATATAAGCGTTACGATACCAAAACTAAAACAGGTGATTATGTAGTGTGTCGGACACCGCCTGAAGGCTGGTACCGACCATACGAACATCTTATGTCTTTTGAGCATTGTATAACTTTCTCAAATGGCCACTGTCTGTATATCTTGACGCAGGAAGGTAACTCACGTGGGCCTAATGCAGACTATAACATAACTGATGAAGCTTTGACTATCGACAAAGAACAGTTCGACCAGGAAGTAGCACCTACCAATCGTGGTAATGAGCATATCTTTGGGCGTAAGTCTTCATCACCTGTATTGAAACATCATGGCAATACATTTCTATCATCTATGCCTTATACTCCGGAGCAGAAATGGCTGCTTTCTCCTGCTGAATACTATGAGCAGGAGAGGGGTATAAGATTGTTTGAAGTATGGAATAAAATAGTCAGGCTTCAGATGCAGCTTATAGATGCAAAACTTGCTAATGATGTTCAGACTTTCAAGGATATATGGAATGAAACTATACGTTTGCGAAAAACAATAACTCCATTTGTTTCTAAGAATGGTACATTGTTTATGCTTGGCTCTATTTTTGATAATATAGCCAATATTGGTATGAATTACATAGTCAATCAGTATAACGTGATGGATAAACTGTCATTTATGATTGAAATCCTTAACTATATGGTTGACCGTATTGATTCATGTTATTACAGTATCGAGGACAGGCATGTTTATTACAATGCAACAAATGACAGTTATATTCGTGACTTTGCAGAAAATAATGAATATGATTGGGAGCAGCTTGCCAGTTTGGATGATTCCAGGCGTGATCTTGATTGTAATCCTAATATGCCTATAGAGATAACTTGCGACTGGGGTTCTGCTGCCAGCTTCATGGAAGTGGCTCAGGTTCGTAATTATGATTTCGTAACAAAGACGTTAACCAAACGTCCGGTTGACAATAACATCAATGAGTTTTTTGTTAAGCCTGATGACGATGATGTCATGGTCATTGCACTGATGAAGAAGTTCTGTAAGTATTATCGTAATCATATAAACAAGACGGTACACTACTATAGAGATAGATATGGTGATATCCGTCTTGCTGCCAGTAAGAAAAGTTATAATGAAATGGCTATTGATTACCTGAAGAAACAAGGCTGGACTGTAATACAGCATACTCATACAGGTATTGAGCCACCTCAGCATGATAAGTATTTGCTTTGGTCTATTATCCTGAAGGAAAATGATGAACGCTTTCCAATTAAAAGGTTCAATGGTTCAAAGTGTAAATATACTCTGATTTCAATGAATAACACTCGTGTGATAGAACGTGATGGTAAGTTTGCTAAAGACAAGAGGAGTGAACGCAACCAGTCAGTTCTGCCAGAGGAAGCCACTCACTTTGGTGATGCTGTTGATAAGCGTATCTGGACAAAGTATGGTGATAAGTTGCGCTCTTCGTATGCTTTCGTAGATGCCCGTGTTTAGGGATTGCGTATTCCATTGCTAATTATTATAGTTGGGTTCTGAATGTGCATAATAACAAATCTATGTGCGTTTAGGACCCATTTTTTTATGGTATTGGGTGGGGTAGGACTGTCATATTTCCTTTGTTTTTGCGTAAAAAATTTCGGTCTTGGATAGGGCGCGGTTTGAAGAAACTTCCGTTTCTTTTTTGCCCTGCAAAATGTTTACGTGGTTAATCGGTTATTATCAGATAGTTAGATTTCTTTTAACATTCCTTTAGTTTGATGTCGGCGCCGAAAATTCGCCTATGGTAATATTCATGCAAGCATAAACACCACCATAAGCGAATTTTCGGGTGTCTAAGGTAGAAAGACTTTGGCAAGACTTTCTGAGGTTCCCGATAGCGTGCAACGCAGCGGCCCACCCGCCCCACTCTGTTCCCGTTTTAGAGCGGTATAGACATTTGTCTATGGTATTGTTTACTGCTATTCTTGTCTGCTCTTCGGCTCTTTTTTCTATCCCCTTCAGTCAGTTATCGCCTTTTCTCACAGCAAAGGTAAATGTTGTATTTCGTATGCCAAGTTCAGGCTATGTTCACTATAAAAATCTCCACCCTTTCAGGGTAGTATTCAAGGCTCCGCTTTATGGTGAAAACTTGTCGTTATACGCTCTACAACACCTTTTGAAGCTGTGTAAAAGGCGAACAAAACCGACCGAGGTGATTGAATGAAAAAAAACCTCAGAGCAGGAATAGCAGATGAAAAGGCTCTCTTCCTCTCTCAGCGCTTGAATAAATTTTTTAATACCTACCGATATGAGAACTTATAGCAGTGAATACCAAAAGCAGTGGAGCAAATTAATGTATAACTTTTTTGACTACCTACCAACCAAATATAAACAGGCTACAAAAAGAGACTGGGAAATAAGACGTCTTATTTGGGAGTTTAAAGATGGTAAAAGAAGCCTGT